TCTTAAAGCCTACTTTACAAACCGCGTACGAGTATCTAAAGAATGATAGATATATCCTTTGGAACATCGCAAGTATCAAAATAGGTGCAAATACTTATTATGATTTAGAGGGTGATAGTAGAAAAATCTTAGAAGAACTTGGGTGTGAATATAAAGGTAAATTAAAAATGTTAATGACAAGAATGATTGGGTTAGACCCATCTAAGACTGGAATTTTAAATTCAGTACAACACGATAATAATGTGTATAAGTTTGAACCAATATTTGTGTACTATAAAAAATGATAGTAATTAATGCAAAATCACCAACAGATGCTTGGATAAAATCACACGAGTATCTTTTAGAAAATGGTAACAAAGATGTGATGAATGAAAGTATTAATATGTCGGTAGAGATAGAAGATAACTTCGATGTCGATATAAAATTTGATGGAGTATTCAGAGAAATCTTTGGTGATGATAGAATAGATTATGCAAGTTCTGTTACATTTGTTAAACCAACAGAACATCCGTTTATGGATGAGTTACAATACAAACAGAATGATATCAAAGTAAAGTGGAATAAAACTTATTGGGGTAGAATGATTAATTGGGATAATAGTTTTAATCAAATAGAACAAGTTATTAAAAGATTAAAAGAACATAAAAATTCAAAAACAATTGCAATGAGTATCTATGACCCAAAATCAGATGGTAGAAAAACTATGAGTGGAATGCCATGTTTGTTATCGATAGATTTAAAACCACGAAAAGATGGATTGTATTTAACAGCATTCTTTCGTAGTATGAGAATTAGTAAAAGTGGTTATGCTGATTGGATGGCGTTGTGTGAATTAGGTAAGTTCTTATGTGAACAAGCAAATTTAAAATTAAAACGAGTTACCACAATTGGCGGTTCGGTACATATTGGTGATATGAATAACGAAAAGAAAAATGTGAGGGAGTTGCTTAGTGTGTGGAATAGTTAGTACTATTGGTTATACAGAAGATGATGTAGAGGTGATGTTACAAGAGATTGAACATCGTGGTAGAGACAACAGAGCAATTTATCAGAGTGGTAATGTTTTACTTGGACATAATCGTTTAAGTATTAATGATGTTAGTAGTGATGGAAATCAACCATTCGTATGGAATGATTATGCACTTGTAGTTAATGGTGAGATATGGAACTATCCACAATTAAGAAAAGAATATGAAGAGCGAGGTTATAGATTTTTTAGTAATAGTGATTCGGAAATAATTTTATATTTGTATAAGGAGAATGAGTTACCAAGATTAGATGGTATGTTTAGTTTTGCACTACACGATACAATGACTAATCAATTAATTCTATCGAGAGATTGGGTTGGTAAGATACCATTATATATTTACAATAATGATAAGAATATTATAGTAGCATCTGAAATGAAATCCATACTAAAAATATTACCACAGGCAGAATGTAAGTTTGTACCAAAAAATTCGGTGGTTACAATAGGAACTGAAAATGGAACAATACATATTGAGAATGATTATTATTTTAGTTTTTCGAAATATGAAGCAAAAGAATTTGACCAAGATGAAGTAAATAAAAAAACATATGAGTTATTGGATAACGCTATTGAAAAAAGATTATTAAGTGATGTTAAGGTTGCAACTTGTTTGAGTGGTGGAATTGATTCAAGTGTGATTACTTATTTGTTAAGTAAGAAAGTACCTGATATAGTATCTTATACAGTCAAGTTCGATGAAGATTCAAGAGATTTAATGTTTGCAAGAATGGTTGCAAAACATATTAATGTCCCATTGGTTGAGGTTGAGATACCAAGAGACCCAGAAGAAATAAAAAGAAAATTTTTAGAAACAATTAGGGTTATAGAATATCCATCAACAGTCCAAATGGAAGTTGGTATTTTACAAAGTTATGTTGCAGAACAAATGGCAAAGGATGGAGTTAAGGTTGCGTTTAGTGGTGAAGGTTCTGATGAAGCATATGGTTCATATGGTATGGTGAGAATGTTCAGTAAGAAACCTGACTGGAGTGATGTACGAAAAAAGATGTTCGAAAAACAATACTATGGTAATTTACTTCGTGGTAATAATATTTTTATGAATTATGGAACAATTGAATTAAGATGTCCATTCTTCGATTTAGATTTTTTAAATTACACCACAAATTTGAATCAGCCAGTATTGGATAATGGTGGTAACCAATGGAAGAAACCACTTGCTGAAGCATTTCGTGGACACTTACCTGATGAAGTATGTGACCAAGAGAAACGAGCATTTCAAAAGGGAACAAACTTTAAAGACTATATAGAAGATTTAATTCTTAATGATAGAGATTTAAATTTTAGGAATAGAAAAAAGTTATTTCATTGTATTAGTGATAACTTCGAAAGAATATTTGGATTTAAACATAAAGGTATGCGAGATACATTGAGTGGTACTGAGAGTGGATTTACACAATGGTTTTAATACAAACACCATTAGAAAAGTATACATTGAAGGATAGATTATTGATACAGATGCAATATGATGCATCAACAAATAAATATCCAATGTCATTCCCACTACCAATGTTATTATTAAACATAAAACAAGATGGTGATGAACTTGTAGATTTAATATTAGAGTGTAAGGATAAAAATAAAGCTGGTAAGTTTGAAAGTGTTGATAATCTTTTAAATAAAATAAATACTTCTTGGGATACATATAGTGAGGTAATAGTTAATATGGGTGAATATCCAGCTGATGCCGATAGGTATGAATATTTTGAATACTTTTTAGATAATATAAAAGTACCAATATTTGTTATGGGAACATATCCAACAATTAATAGAGAACGAGTTTTGAGTTTTAATTCATCATTTGCTGAAAGTAATATTTCTATATTAGAAACTGATTTTAATATTACAGATGTATATATTCCAGATGAGTATTTGGAATCATATCCAATGGTTGGTGGAAAAAAGAGGGCGGTAATGAAGATTACTTGGGGTTGTCCTCAACATTGTAAAATGTGTCCTGTACCTGCACTATACAATGGGAAATATAAATATTGTGGTGTTGATGGGAGTGTTGCGAGGGTTAGAGATTTATATAACAGAGGTGTTAGGTTTATTACATTTACAGATGACAATATATCTTCGGCGGATAAAAGATTTGTTAAGTTTATGGAAAAAGTAAAAAAGGAAAATTTTAAAGGGTTAAAATTACATTCACAAGAAGGTTTTGAAGTTACTGCATTTTCCAATGAAGATTTTTGTAGGTTGTTAGTTGAAACCAAATGGGTTACTGTTAAACTTGGGGTTGAGAATATTAAGGAAGATTTTCTTAAAAAGATAGGAAAGTATTTTTTTGATTTTAATTCAATTGATACTGCAATAAAAAATATTAAAAAATATAATATAAAAGGAGTAAGATTTTTCTTTTTAATTGGTCTTGATGAGACCGAGGAAGATGTATTAGAAAATTTAAAATATTTTTCAAAACAGCATGTAGAATTGAGAACAAATATAATACGAAAGTATAAGAATACAGAGTTATATGATATGAATTATACCCAAAAGATGACACCGGCTACTATGAGAAAATTGAAATCAATGGCTTATGCAATATCATGGTTAAGTCCATATAAGGTTGATATGTTTGATAAAAATGCACTTGATAAGTTTATTACTGAAAATGGATATACAACTACAACTAAAAATGATAAATTGATTATTAAGGGTAGAACTAAATTTGGATTTCAAACAAATAGATTTAAAACTGCACTGAAGTGTATGTATGAGAGTAAATATAATACTAATGATTCTATAGTTACGATAAGTGATGGTGGTGTGGAGATAACAAATAAGATTATTGGTGGGTTTGATTTATGGGTTTAAATTTTAATACACCAATAGAAACATATACTTTAAATGGTGTTGATGTTGATGTCAAACGAGATGATTTAGTTGGAGATGGGATTATATATCCACGATGGGCAAAGATAGAAGGTATTAGAAGAATTTTCGAAAGTGATGTAGTTGATAAATCAAAACCACTAACACACCTATCAGTTTATGGAAGTTGGACAGGTTGGGTATTATCACAGATGTGTAAAGAATATGATATGGAATTTATTTCATCTTATCCAGATTCAAAAGCTTTTCCACAAATATTAATAGAAAAGGTTCGAGGTAATGGTGGTAAGTTAAATCCAGTGAGACCTAATATGATGGCATTTATGCAAAACAAATTAAACACTACAGCAAAAGAAAATGGTTGGCAAATGTTACCATACGCATTCAATCATTCTACATATGTTAACTATATGGGTGAGAGGATGAAAGAAGTTTTAGAAGAAAGGGAATATGATAACCTTGTAGTTAGTATTGGAAGTGGTGTTACTGCAAGTGGATTAATAAAAGAGTTTTTAGAATATAATGATGATTGGTGGAAACTAAATAACGAATCAAGAAAAGTTTATTCTATTACGATGAGTGCATTATCATCAACAAAAAAGATTTTAAATGAGAATCACGCAGGTGATTTAAAAAACATACTACTCGAAAAATCACCATATGCATTTGATGATATGATGGATGACTATAAAGTACCATTTGATTGTAACGAATTTTGGGACAAGAAACAATGGTATTGGTTAGAGAATAATATACAGAACTTAAAAGGTAAAACCTTATTTTGGAATATCGGCGGTTCTTATTTAAATTCAATAAAATGAAAAAAACACTTGACTTATATATGAAAAAAGTCTTATATTAAGTCAAACCAAAATAGGAGATATGAAAATAATATGAAGAGTTTAACAGCAGAAAAGATACAAGAGAATTACAACTCACTGCGAAATATTATCACTATGAATTTCTCGGGTGAACGACTTGAGAAATTAAATAAGATGTATGATTATTTCGAGGATAGGATGATGTTAGCACCAGCAAGTGCAAAGGAACATTATCACAATGCTATGGTGGGTGGATATGTAGAACACGTCTTACACATTGTAGATTTCTCACAATCAGTAAAAAAGTTGTGGGAAGAAAAGGGAGCAGAAATTGATTTCACAGATGAAGAATTAATCTTTGCCGCATTACATCACGACTTAGGTAAAGTAGGTAATTTAGATTATGATTACTATATACCAAATGAATCAGATTGGCATAGGAAGAATCAAGGTAAGATTTATACACACAACCCCGAATTACCTTATATGACAGTAACGGATAGAGCATTTTATTTACTTCAACATTTTCAAATACCTTTAACAGAAAATGAATATATGGGTTTACTGTTAACAGATGGGATGTATGAAGATGCAAATAAAAAATACTTAATGACGTTCTTACCAGAGACTGGATTACGAAGTCATATATCACGAATATTACACCAAGCAGATATGATGGCAACATTTATAGAATCTGATGAGTGGAAGCGTGGAGATAAAAAAGAAACTAAACGAGTTGCTAAATCAGTTGGTAACATCAAAGATGCAGTTACAACGCAAGTTGATACTAAACTTAAAGGTGAAAATGCTAAAGATTTATTTAATGAGTTGTTTGGAGATAAATAATGGTAGTAGAAATATTGCTTGGGGTATTTGTAATAATTTGTATAACACTAAGTTGGACAACATATAATCAAATACAGAAAGTAGAAAGATTAGAAGATTGGGTTGAGAACTTCTCAGCACAGATTATTTTAACACAACGAACACTTGCAGAATTAGATTCTGAGGGTAAGTTTGAATCCGATGATGAAATCGGAACAGTCTTTACAGCAATTAAAGACACCGTCAATGATTTAAATAAAATAACAGAAGAGGATATATAAATGCCACCAAAAGCAAAAAAGACATCACCACGATATTACTTTCATCAAGGAACAGAAGACGCAATCATTAGACACAATAAAGAAACTCGTCCACATATGAGGGAACGAATTTACAATGAACATATCAGAACACCTTTTGAGAAGTTGGCAGAAAATATAATTCATACATTTAAGTTTTATTACTTTGATGTTCCGAGTACAGATGTTATTCACGAGGTAGTAAGTTTTCTATATATGAATATGCATAAGTTTGCCGAGGGTAAAGGTAAAGCATTTAGTTA